CGTTTAATAGCTTTAGATACCTCGTCTTCAATCCATTTCATAACAGACATCGGACCGGGAACTACCTGAGACATTGCATCCCTGACAGCTCTGACAGTTACTGTGAGATCATCTTTATCTACCTCTATACCTTTTTCTTTGAGTGCCTCTCTAATGTATGCTCGGTTACTGAACGCCTTAGCATTGTAAGGTATTGTCATAACTGTGCGTTTGCAACATTTTCTGTCCCAAACTTGCCATAAGACCTCAGGTATATTAGGCATAGATTTCTCAGCTATTACAGCATAAGCGTCTTGTGGTCTATCAGAAGGCAACACATTGACGAGTTGTGCTGTCGATTTGTCCCTAGCTAAACCTGCTAGAATCTGTAGACCACTACACGTAGCATCTGTAGCTACACATAGACCAGTAGTTAG